TCTTGATCGGGGATAAACTGTTTTCCCTCAAAGTATCAGTATCTATGTTGAATAACAGTATTGTGTCGTCAAGTGTGGTTGTTGATATTGTACCTACAATCTCTCCACCATCGAACTGTTTTAATCTGATTTGTGAAGTACCATTTGTTACTTTTCCATATTGATCTAAAAGCACTTTCCAATTCACTGCCGGACCAAATGTCTCGAACGGGTCTAAGTTTGTTGGAGCGTGGGCACCTGTATGAAATCCATCACCTCCCGACGAAACGTTGGTTCCAGTTGATCCTAATAACCTTAATTGATTACCAGTAACCAGTAATCCAAAATTGTTTGGTGTCACATAACTCCTAGACATCAGTTCTCCGTCTATGAGGCCTTTGGCTATGCCACCATCGTCGTCGTAAATGCTCATAATGATCTTCTGTACCACACCCAGTTTCTTGACCTTCACAGGTGGTGACAACCATATTGGCATACTGAACGTCATCGTTGCCACATCGATCTCGGAATCAGCACCAACCGGTATGGTCCTTGAACTGAAAGTTGTACCCGTAAGTTCCACGTAACTGAGACTGGTCCAATCTATGTAGTTGTCAGACTTCTGTATCTCGAAGTCTGGGTTGAACAGGTATAATATCTGTTCCATTATCTGTAGTTTCTGATCGGTGTTTGTTGTCCATATGTCCGCCGAAACCTCTAACCTGAAAGGCGATGGCATCACTTTCTCTATGGTGTATCCAGCACCCAATTGGTTGGTATAATTACCATCACTGCCCACATCTCTTTCTCTGAGATGTTGTTTTTCTATGTGATAAGGATTCTGCATCCTATCCCTGTCATAGTTTAATTCCCGCACATAACAGGCTATCTTTGGGGCATATGCTAATGCGTTCTCTGAATTGTTTCTGATTATATTTGCCACCTGTCTTGTTGGGTCGCCGTAAACAACAGGTACTGCTCTCAACTGTACCGTGCCATCGGATCCTTTGCCTGTTTCCACAGAGAAATTGCTCAATATCCTGATGAATTGAGTAAGGAATTTTCTAACCTGCCCTTCGTAAAAATGTAGCATTAATTGTCAGCCTTTGGTTTTAGTGCTTCAGTCAACGACTGCCTTTGTTTTGTGGTCAACCCATTGATTGTGGATTCTGTTGCGTTGTTCACAAAACTTGTTTTATAATTGGCACGTGAATCGTTATTCGTTGTAGTTATTCTAACCGAATCTTCAATCTTAACCCATCTGGTACCGTCAAAACGGAACAATCTATTGGGTAGATAGTCTGTCCTCAAGAAGTAATCTCCTTTATCTATGTTAGAAGTAGGAAAAGAAATACCAAACCCGGCAGGGTTACCGTTAGGTGCAACACCATCACCGTCTAAATAGAAACCGTAGTGTGAACTTGCTGGTGTGTCTATCACAGCGTTCACAGTTTTGTCTGTACTCACCCTGTCTGTGTCATTGACATTTTCGGTCCTGATATTTCCACGTTCATCGATTGGTGCAACATAGTATTGTTTGTAATTGAAGCCAGACTTCGGTGCATCCTGTTCTGCTTGTGCTAGAATTTGATCGTTTATCGTTTTTTCTCTGTTGTAAGTACTCATGTAACTCGCAACAGATCCTTCTGTAGTTGCATCGCCAATAATATCCTTAAACTCCTGAGAATCTACTAGTGTCTTCATCTTCAATCTTAACAGGTGTGGCCACCATGTCTGCGAGAATCCTTCTGCGGCCCTGTTGACATCTTCCACCACGTAGTATCTTTTAAGTGCTATAGGTATACTCTCATCTAGGCTGTAATCTTCCTTCATGTGTGGGAATTCTATGACATCTCCTGCCATGGGTTTCCTGCCAATCCTCTCCACTATGTCGTTAAGGTGAACTGTTAAAAATAGTGTGTCGTTCTGTAAGAACATACCAAACTGTGAAAGGTTGAAATCAGCGTCTTGCACGTTGTAGATACCCCTGACAACGTACACGTCGTCCGCGTACTTCCTATCCCTGTTCTCTAGGAACAACAGATCCTGTATGGTCCTCTCGTTAAGGCTATCGCCCGAGTAGTTGGGCTGGGTAGGACTTGCGGCACCGTCCTTGTTAGTTTCGCCTTGGTTGTATGGGCCCAGGTACTTGTGGAAGTGTAGATCAGTTCCTCCCACCGTAAACATCTCTTTTATGTTGCGGTCAAAGAACTTGTAATCGTTTCCCTTTTCGGGCTTGAAAATCGACAATCTAGGCATATCATACATATTTATTGTATAGTCGAAAGCAATAAATATGAGTATGTCAGAACTTCAAACAGGCCAACAGCAGATATTTGATTATGTGAAGAACAACCTCGGTGAGGGCATGATCGATGTGGAATTGGACCCAAAACACTATCAAACGGCACTGGAAAGAGCCACAAATAGATACAGACAGAGATCATCGAACGCTGTTGAAGAATCATACGCTTTCCTAGAATTAAAGAAGAATCAAAATTCCTACATACTTCCAGATGAAGTGATCAACGTTAGAAATCTCAACAGGAGGACAGTGGGGTCGAGGACAGAAGGCGGCGAAGGCGGAACCTTGTTCGAACCGTTCAACCTGGCCTACACCAATACCTATCTTTTGAGGGCGGGTGCCACAGGAGGACTAGCAACCTACTACGCCTTCGCAAGTTACCAAGAACTAGTGGGCAAGATGTTTGGAAGTTTTATTCAGTTCCACTTTGATGTGGCAACTAAGAAACTGACCATAACGCAGAGACCAAGGGCAGACAACGAGACTGTGTTGATGCACACCGACAACTACAGACCGGACATAACATTATTCAAAGACATCTACGCCAAGCCGTGGATCAGGGACTACACCTTGGCCGTGTGTAAGGTCATGCTGGGCGAGGCCAGAGGCAAGTTCAACACCATAGCGGGACCACAGGGTGGAACAACACTGAACGGTGATGCACTCAAGAACGAAGGCAACGCGGAGATGGAGAGACTTGACCAAGAGATCGGAAACTTCCAAGAAGGTGGCACACCACACAGTTTTGTTATTGGTTAATTCCAGTCAGATCATATCTAAATAGTATTGATGGAAAAATCCAATTACAAGAATTATTCTGACCTCACTCTAGACGAACTCGAAACACTGGTACAGGATCTAGAGAACATGAGCATATTGGCCTTGAAACAGCACAAGAAAGGCCTGAGGATTTCCATCTTGAAATCTGTCAAAGAAGCAATCAAAGAGATTGAAAAACGTCTGAAAAAATAGTATAATGATACTATGCTGATAGGAGTAGTAGGATTAATAGGTTCTGGTAAAGATACCGTCTCGAAAAGACTAGAAGAGAAACACGGATTCCGCAGGGATTCATTCGCCAAGAGTCTTAAGGATGCCGTGAGTGTCATGTTCAACTGGGATCGCGAGATGCTGGAAGGCAACGGTGACGACAGCAGACAGTGGAGGGAACAGCCCGACGAGTTCTGGTCAAAGAAGTTTGGCAAGACAGTCACACCGAGATGGGTGTTACAACACTTCGGTACGGAAGTGATGAGACAGCACATGCACGATGCCATATGGATTGACAGTTGTTTGTCGAGATACGACGGTGAACCAACAGTGATTTCTGACACGAGATTCCAGAACGAATTGAAAACGATCAAGGAGCACGGCGGTGAAATAATACTCGTGAAACGTGGAGAACTGCCCACACGAGAACAGATGCAGGAACGCGGTGCCCACAAATCAGAGTGGGATTGGATGGGTTGGGATTTTGACCACGTCATAGACAATGACGGCACAAAACAAGAACTATTTGATAAAGTCGATGATTTAATCGTCGGCCACAAGATCACCCACACGCCAACCAAGTCTACGCACACTGCTTAATCGCTGACAGTTGGCACACACGGTCTTCAAATTATTCACCGAAGTGTTCCTCATATTTCCGTCCAAGAAAAGCACATCTAATTGACTCACTTGCTGTGCCTTGAATCCACAAAGTTCACACTTTTTGTGTTTCTTGTATCCTGATCTTTGTAAAGGGGTCACACCCCCCACACGCTTTCCTGCCTTTTTCCTACTACAGGTGTCACACAAACTACGCCAATATATCCTGTCGTACCTCCTGTAGGCGTAGGCCCTGGGTTTGCTTTTACACTGCTTACATATAGGTCTATCTTTGTATCGCATACGCATATTTACGTCGCCTATATAGGCACCAGTAAAATGGTAAATTATATCGTAAAAACCATATGATCTAATAAATAACTCTAGTATACACGTAACTTGCAAGGAGAATACGAAAAATGGCTTTAACATCACCAGGAGTAGAGGTTTCAGTAATAAACGAAAGTTTCTACGTACCATCAGATGCTGGTACAACACCACTGTTCATAGTAGCATCATCACAGGATAAGGCAAACGGAGCGGGAGACGGAACTGCGGCAGGCACAACGACTGCTAATGCCAACACTGCTTACCTTATCTCATCACAGAGAGAATTGACAGAGACTTTTGGAGATCCAAAATTCTACACTGACACAGCAGGAAATTCACTACATGGTTATGAATTGAATGAATGGGGTCTACAAGCGGCATACTCATTCTTGGGCATAGCCAACAGAGCATATGTTTTAAGGGCCAACGTTGACACTTCACAATTGATTGGAAGTGCTTCGGCTCCATCGGCGGCACCAACAGATGGCACATACTGGTTTGACCTTGCATCTACCAGTTACGGCATATTCGAGTGGAGCAAAACTGATCAGAAATTTACAACAATCACACCAACGTTGATCACAGCAGTTACTGACCTGGTAGGTAACGTGTCAACAGGTGCTCCAAAAACATCAGTGGGATCACAGGGAGATTATGCGATCAACACCACTCATGTTTCAAACAAGATCTACAAGAAAACTTTAAGCAACACCTGGGTACAACTGGGATCAAGCGCATGGCACTTGAGCTTACCTGTCATCACAGTTGCTTCAGGTACAACAGTGACCGGTGGTCATTCCATGTACGTGAACAGCGTTCAAGTTTCACCGAGCGGCAACGCACTTTCAGACGTGGCAACAGCATTCACTAATGCCAATGTTCCTGGTGTGTCAGCAAGTGTAAACGCAACAACAGGTAACTTAGAAATCTTCCACAATGGTCTAGGTTTCAGTGATTCTTCTGTGGCCGACGACAACACCATCAAATTCGAAGCAGGCACAGGTACACTGTTAAGTGATTTGGGGATCACAGCACAGACTTACAACGGTGTTAAATTCTATCAAAACAAACATACAAACAGACCTACATGGAAGACAGCAGATGAAGACAGACCAAACGGTTCGGTATGGTTCAAGACGACCAACGCCAACGCAGGTGCCAACATCGTTGCCAAACTTTACAGCTCATCAGATGCAAGTTTTAGCACAGTGTCTGCTCCATTGTATGCCACGAACCATTCAGCGATCTACAACCTAGATCCATCGAACGGTGGCACGGGTTTAACTGCTGGAACACTTTACACGCAGTACAACATCACCGAGCAATCAGTTGACGGACAGTCAGACATCACACCAAACGTGGGTGACTTCCAACTGTTCAGATACGAAGGTGGACAAACTGTAATCAGTTCTAAGACTACACATCCAACGTTCACACACAACGAACAATTTAGTGTGCAGGAATCTTTAAAAAATCAAGAAGCGTTGGCCGCCGCACAAACGGTTACAATCCAATCAAGCGATGGATCAACACTAGCCGACAAGGAAGACTTCGTGTCAGCCTTTAACGGAAAAGGTTTTATTAACCTGGAAGCATCTATAATCACATCAGGTGAGTACACCGGTGCCATACAGATCAAACACAAACTAGGTGGTGACTTCAGGATGAATAATCTTACAGGAACTCCACTAGATGACGCAGGTTTCGGTACCAGTGACGCACACAGTTACGGTGGATACACTGCGAACAGCACAACACTAGTTGACAACTTGTACGTGGCACCAACCGGTGATTCGGAAGATTCAACAGTGGGCAACGAGGTTATTGCCACAAACTGGAAACGTTTAAGTTACACAGCATCAACAAGTGCTCCTACTAATGAGCCAGTAGACGGCACACTTTGGTACGACACCAAAATCGACGAAGCGGACATCATGGTCCATGATGGAAACAAATGGGTTGGATATCTAAATCAGTACGCTTCCACAGACCCAAATGGTCCACAGTTCAGTGCTTCAGCACCAACCACACAGTCAGACGGTACAGCACTTGTGACCAATGACTTATGGATCGACACTAGCGATCTTGAGAACTATCCAAAACTCTACAGATACAACACATCTGCCACACTGAGTTCAAGCAACACCTCAAACCAAGTTGTTGTAACAACATCAGGTGCGGCTTGGGAATTGATCGACAAGGCAGATCAAACCACAGAAGACGGTGTTGTTTTCGCTGATGCTAGATGGCACACTTCAACAGACAAGAACGCCAACAACAGCACACAGGCGGGTACCGCTTCAACAATCAAGAATCTACTAAGTGACAACTTCGTAGACCCAGATGCTCCAGATCCAGCGCTTTACCCACAGGGTATCATGCTGTGGAACACTAGGAGAAGTGGTTACAACGTGAAGGAATACAGAAACAGTTACATAACAACGACTGCTTATCCTGGTTCGGGTTCATCAGGATTGGGTAACATCAGATTCAACAACGAATCAGTTGCTGGTTACTACCCGGACAGATGGGTGACCAAGTCAGGCAACAACGCGGACGGCTCTGGCACTTTCGGAAGGAAGGCACAGAGAAAAGTCATCGTGGCACAACTGAAATCTGAGATAGACACAAACCAAGCGATCAGAGAAGACCAAAGAGGCTTCAATGTTATTGCTTGTCCTGGATATCCAGAACTAATCCAGAACATGATCAACCTAAACACGGACAGGAACAACACAGCGTTCGTGGTAGGCGACACACCTTTGAGATTAACGGGCACAGCCACAGCGATCACAAACTGGGCGAACAACACAGCGGCCGCCACAGACAACGGCGAAGACGGTCTTGTTAGTTCAAGTGATTACCTGGGAGTGTTCTATCCTTCAGGATCAACCACAGACAACACAGGCAAGTCGATCGTTGTTCCACCTAGTCACATGATAATGAGGACACTGGCGAACAACGACAACGTTGCCTTCCCATGGTTCGCTCCAGCAGGTACTAGGAGAGGTATCGTGGACAATGCCACAGCAGTGGGCTACATTGACGCCACATCGGGAGAATTCCAAACAATATCTGTTGCGGAGTCAGTGAGAGATAGTATGCACGAGGTCAAAGTTAATCCAATAACTTTCTTCTCAGGTGCTGGTATCGTGAACTTCGGTAACTTGACCAAGACATCGGCGAGTTCAGCATTGGACAGGATCAACGTATCAAGGTTGGCAGTGTATCTAAGAACACAACTAGACGCAATCGCCAAACCGTTCATCTTCGAACCAAATGATGAGTTAACAAGGAACGAGATCAAACAAGCGATCGAGTCATTCTTGTTAGAACTTGTTGGTCAGAGAGCGTTGTATGACTTCTTAGTAGTGTGTGATGACACCAACAACACACCCACAAGGATAGACAGGAATGAATTGTACGTGGATATCGCGATCGAACCAGTGAAATCGGTTGAGTTCATCTACATACCGTTGAGAATCAAAAACACAGGAGAGATTGCAAATTTAGGGAACTAATTTTGGAATAAATAGATAGGAGAAACAAATGGCAATATCAACTTTATCAAAATTCACAGTACCTTTAGCAAACGATCAGAGCTCGTCATCACAAGGATTGTTGATGCCAAAACTACAGTATCGTTTCAGAGCGATCCTGGAGAACTTTGGAGTATCAACACCGAGGTCAGAACTTACAAAACAAGTTATCGACATCACAAGACCAAACCTGACTTTCGACACAGTGACCCTAGACGTGTATAACTCAAAAGTATACGTTGCGGGCAAACACACCTGGGATCCAATTACGATCAACCTAAGAGACGATGTCAATAATTCAGTGACTAAACTGGTTGGTGAACAGATCCAGAAACAGTTCGACTTCTTCGAACAGTCAAGTGCGGCATCAGGAATCGACTACAAATTCACAGCAAGGATCGAAATGCTTGACGGTGGTAACGGCGCCAGCGCTCCTAATGTTCTTGAAACATTTGAGTTGTACGGTGCATACGTTGAGAACGTGAACTACAACACAATGGCATACGCAACTTCAGATCCAGCAACGATCACTCTATCGGTGAGATACGACAACGCCATCCAGACTCCAACAGGAACTGGAATTGGTACAGCGGTATCTAGAACGATCGGTACCTTAAGTACTGGTGGTTAATACAAATTAAGTTAGCAATTATAAACATCAAAAGCGCCTTTATATGGCGCTTTTTTTGTGACCATAAATACCCATATGCCAAGCATTAACAACTTCTTACAGGGATTCCAGGACGGCCTACCCGGAATGAAAGACTTCCGACACGCATCACGGCTGTACATAGATGACAACTACAAGTTGATGCCGAAACAGAAGTTCCTGTTCCACGTGGTGTTCAACACAGATGAAACCTTATTCTTTAATGGATTCAACACTAACGAAAGGCTTGAACTTAACATGTTGGTGAAAAGTTGTGATTTACCAAAATACAACATGAGCGTGGAAGAAAAAACACAGTACAATAAGAAGATGTATGCGGCCACAAGGATAGCATACGAACCAGTGAACATTACATTCCATGATGATCATGCAGACACGGTGAATGCTTTCTGGAAAAAATATTATGAATATCACATAGCAGACTCTGTTGCTTTGAACTCCGATCTAGCGATATCCAACACTAAGGATGATTACTACGACGGAATTGACAAGAAGAATATAACCAAATTTGGTATGGACACACCTGCACAACGAAAGAAACCATACCTCAAAGGTATTGAAATTTTTGTGCTTCACAAACAGAGATTCACATCAATGACACTAGTGAATCCTGTGATAGGATCATTCAGTCATGACAATCTTGATCAGGCAGATGGTGCTGGCGTTTTGTCAAATACAATGCAGATCCTGTACGAGACCGTAATTTATAAGTCCGGAATTGTAAACAAAAATAACGTACCAGGATTCGCCACCATCCACTACGACAAAGAACCTTCACCATTAACTGTGCTAGGTGGTGGTACAAACAGCATATTTGGACCAGGTGGAGTGGTCGATGGCATAGGTTCAGTAATACGAAACGTTCAGTCTGGAAACATACTGGGTGCCATACTAGCGGCTTCAAACACATACAACAACGCAAAGAAAATTAAAAAATCTGACGTGAAAGAAGAACTCAAAGGCATAGCCAAGGAAGGTATACTGGAAGTGGGCAAACAGGCAGGAACCATAACCAATCCAGTTGGGGCATTCACCGTGGGCACAGCAGTCGCGGCAGGAACAATTTTAGCCTCGGCAAAAAGCAACAATGATCAGACCAACAAGCAAAATACACGTGTGATCTCTAGTCCAAGTCTAGACACGGTGACATATCTAACTGCAGAGGAATCCGCTAACTTAATCAACAACGACCCAATAATTCTTGATGAGGTTGCGGCCGGAATATTTTTCAAAGACATTGGTTCTAGAGACGGAGACACAGTGCCAGAATCAGATATAAGATATGCAGGAGCATCAGACACCGTGAAAAGAGTTTATCGAAACAAGGCAATCACAAACATAAGACAACTAGTAACAGATGGTTATATCAAAATTGATAGGTCTTCTCAGAACGTTTCTATTGCAACAGAGAAAGCGGCATTATAATGGCAGAATTTTACACAAACCTACCTCCAAAAGAAAAAGACGAGTTAGATAAGACAATAGAAAAACTTACCACATCCAACTACGAAACCAACTATCAGTTCAGTGCCGGTGATTACGATAGCACTGTGGGATTCTTCGTCAAGCGTGGATTTTCGAGAACATCAGCAGAATCAACTGCTTATGTAATATTAGCACAATCAAAAATTGACAACATCAGACCACAGGAAATATTAGACAAACTGACCTATGCTGATCCGGCCCTGTTGTCAGAACTGACAACCATAATACTGAACGCCAACAGATACAAGTCCAGCAGACTGGGTGTCAGGCAAACACTAACAACGAAAGAGACCGTATCTAGAAACATCATAGATTAATATCCAAAGGAAACCTATGTATATCAGTCTAAATTTGCCAACTATTGAAACAAAAAAAATCAAATGGAACACTAATAAAATAATTGATAAATCAAGCAAGTCAACAATTAATGTCAATGGAAAATTAGGTTACTGGGCATACTCTGTAGATGATTTTACCTATAAAACACTGCAGGAATTTTTCCCAACAGAAATTATGTTAAATTCGCGTGTGTTGGTGCAGTTCCTTAGATCAACTACGAATGATAATCCGCACAGAGACAGTTATCCATGGACTTTTATGTACATGTTGGATGATGCCAGTGGATACACAACTTTGTATGATGAAAACAAAAAAATTGTATCATCGCATGTTACACATAATAGAAACTGGGCCTTATTTAAATCTTGGAGTTGGCATTCGCCTGCAGGCATCAAGGAAAATAAAATCAGGAAAGCACTTGTGATACGTTTGAAGAAGGATTTCGATCTAAGATTTTTACTGGAGAGCACAAATGTTACCGAGATTCGCTAAGGGGAAGTTTTCGCCCAAGAACGGAGACAAGTATGTTGGTACCAAAACCCCTACTTACAGAAGCAGTTGGGAACACGCATTCATGAGGCTGTGCGACGAACATCCGAACGTGTACCAGTGGGCCAGCGAAAGTATAAAAATTCCATACCGACATCCGTTCACGGGCAAGTACACAGTGTACGTGCCAGACTTCTTCATAGTGTACCAAGACAAGGAAGGCAGGAAACACGCTGAAATGATCGAAGTCAAGCCCATGAGCCAGACCACAATGGAGTCAGCGGGTCGCAGTCTAGCCAAGAAGAAACAGGTAGTGATAAACATGGCCAAGTGGGAGGCGGCCTCCGCGTACGCCAAGCAGAGAAGAATAAAGTTCAGGGTGGTGTCAGAAGAACAATTATTCCACAATGGTAAACGTAAGTAAATAAGACGATGACAAAGAAATTAGAAGACATTTTGAATTTACCAAACGTCAAAGAAGCGTTCAAAGAGGTAGACAAAAAGGAACAAGCAAGAGCTAATCGAGATCAGAACAAAGAAGTGATGAAAAATGTTGATCCACAGACAGCAAAAAATCTACAGAAGAGTTATGCGGAGTTTGACAAGATAGCGGCCGCACTGCCCCAGGTCAAAGGACTGGGTGAACTATCCGATCTAGAGCTAGATAAATTGGCAGTGGAAGCAGAAGAGAGCTATAAAAATCTAATGGACCTAGGTATGAACGTGGACTCACGTTATTCAGGCAGGATTTTTGAAGTCGCCAGCAACTTTCTACGCAATGCTATAGACGCCAAGGGTAGTAAGATAGACAAGAAGCTCAAGATGGTAGAACTACAGCTCAAGAAGATGAAACTGGACAAGGACGGCAACAAAGACGGTGGTCCAATAGAAGAAAGCGACGGATTTGTGATATCAGACCGCAACGAATTGATGAAGAAATTACTCAAAAAAGATTAATGTCATTACCTGAGAATTTTTGTTCTGCTCCTTTTGTTCAACTACAAACTAGCCATTATAATAGATGCGGTCCTTGTCCGCACACCGCAAACCTTTGGCAAGTAAAAGGAACTATAGCAGATAAATGGAAATCAAAAGAACTAGAAAATCTCAGGACAAGTTTCCTGGAGAATAAGCAAAATCCACAATGCAAAAGATGTTGGAAAGAGGAGGAAGCAGGCAAAAAAAGTTTACGCCTAAGACTGTCAGAGCACAAAGGTAGTAAAAATACAAAAAAAATATTTGAAAAATACATAGAAACAAAAAAATATCTCGAGTACCCTAGAGTCTTAACATTAATCCCCGGGAACGAATGCAACTTGGCTTGTCCGTCATGCTCGGGAGGATTTTCTAGTAAATGGAATAGTTTGATCGAAAACGGAAAATATGAGATACAATCAATAGAACCAAATTGGAATCTTTCTGACGCAGACTATCAAGACATAGTCGATAATTCAGAAAAACTGCAGAAAATAGAACTATTTGGAGGTGAACCATTTCTTAACAAACGTAACAGAAAATTGTTAATTGATAAACTTATCGAGAAAGGCACATCTAAAAAAATTACAATCTATTTTAACACAAACGGCACATTGTTTGACGAAAAATACATGAATTTAATTGTAGATAATTTTAAATTTGTGGAAATACGGTTATCAATAGACGGATTACACGATCAATTTGAATACCTGCGTTATGGCGCAAACTTTAAAG